GTCAATATATCTGTATCTATAAGCAAATGATATAAACCTTGTGTCTAAATAATTTGATGAGTCAGTTGTCTGAGTGGGTTGAACAGTTGGAGCCTCAGTAGGTGGCTTCTTTATAACTAATATAGACTCAGCACTAAACTGATCTACATCAGCAATAGGAGTTGGATACCCTCTTCTTACATTTATAAATCTAGGTTGGTTGTAGTCGTCAGTAAAGAATAATAAATCTTCAACCAAGTTAACTCCCGTTATTAAATAATTATAATTAAAATTTAATGTTGTATTTATATTGCTACCGTCATTTATACTTATAACATGGTAGGTCAATATATCTGTATATACATTATATGAAACTATCAAATCCAACTTAGATGTTGGACCATAACCAAAGGTCGGATCATGTACGAACCAATAAATTGTTTCTCTAGCACTGTCCTCATAAGCACCTATACATTTAGCATTAACACTTAGTGATTGACCATTTGTATATGCCAATGATGTCAGGGCAACATTACCCTTAGTGTTCTCTATTACACCAACCTCTGATTGCTCAGTGGAACCCATCCTGACATTCATAGCATCAATGTATTCACCATTAGGAACAACACGCTCATCTAGCGTCTTATTCATTCTGCCTGAAGTAAAAGTCCTTGTAAATTTTGTCATTTTATTTTATCATTTTATCCATGCCCCTTAAGTTCATAAGAAGCCTTCCCGGATGGATATTACTCATTCTTATTTTAGCATTTCTAAGTAAAGCAGTTCTATCTTTTTTAGCCCTGTTAACTATATATTCTTGAACGCCAAATTTAGAATTTAATATCTCATATTTTATAGCAGCATAAATATATTGTTCAAACAATTTATTTACACTGATAATAGAATCGTCACCGTTCTCCATTCCGTCAGACACATATTCTAATATACATAACTCACCTGCCATACTAGAGTCAAAGTTTATAACTCCCGCCTTCTTATTAATATTAAATGTAGGGTTGAAGTTTGCTGTCTCTGTATTTAAACCATAAGCAGCACCAATGCCATAGTCAAAGTACCAATTCCCATCAACACACCAACCCATCTGTCCATTAAATTGATTGCCTTGATTTAAGTACAAACTTTTTTTAGTACCGTGTATTCTATCAAAATCTATAGTAGAGTTCTGTGGTTCTAATATGTTTCCATTTTGATCAAACAATATATTACAGTTCTGATCCTGAAGGTAAGCCCTAGAAGATATTGTCTGAATGTTTTCACTAAGAGGTCTGAGCCATCCATCTTTATATAAAGATATCCTAACCCAATTAACATAATCAGAAGGTAGAACGTATCTTAACGAATCGCATACACTTAATTCTAAAACTTTAATTTCTTTAAATGCGTCATAGTTTAGTTCTTGAATAGCACGCTTTGCATGGAACAAAACTTTAAATCTTTCTTCGTTGTTAACTAAAGAATGATTACCTGAGTACATCAAAAGAAAATTGTTTACAATATCTTTTAAGCTAACATATTGATAAGAACCCCAATTTGCATCTTGAGGTGAGTTACCATTGTTGTCATAATATTCGTATTGTGATATATATGGCATCTTTTATTTTTTACATTTGTTGACTGAATGACGGCTGTTCGTGCTGTTCTTGAGCTTGAGCAAATTGAGTTACCTGAATCTCTCTTATAGACATACCACAGTATTGTAATATCTTCATAACCAATTTAAACTCATCCTCTTGTGGCATTTCAAAATCTTGGTAGTCAGGTTGAGATTGATCGAATGATGGCTCTCCATTTGATAAAGATATATACGTCCACTTAGGAACCTTTGGATACCTAAAGTATGTTGCCTTAACTACACCGTATCCTTTTATGCTAGTAGGATAAAAAATTAAATTATTACCCTTAGTTTCATAAGCAGGGAACATTAAACTAGGAGAGGTCAGCATTGATGTATTGAGCAGATTCAATTTTGCAGGATGAACCTTCTCTGCCTCACCATATTTAGATGCAGAATATATTCTATAGTCTTCACCCGAAGATAAAAATATATCTTCATTAAGGTCTATCGTAGTGTTTGTAACAACAGCCTGAACAGTAGTTGTTTGGTTTGTAACTATGTTCACAACAATGTCTCCGGGGCTTATACCATTTGATAAAAATGATGCGGTTAAATCAACTAACTGAAATGCAACCGCTGATGTGTTTGAACCTAAAGTTAACTGACTAGTATAACACAAAACATTCTCTATCATGTAAGCCTCATTGCCTGTTGTAATTAATGATGGAGCATAAAATCTATTAAGTGTATTTCCTGAAGCAGAAACAATAGGATATAAAAAATCAGAAACTAAAAAAGTTTCTAATACCTCTCTTAAAGCTCTTGATATATCAGCATAGTCTGAACCCGACATACGAGAGTTCTCCATATTGACATCCTTATTGTAGTTACTGAAGTACTCCTCGTACAACTCCATTTGCGCTTGAGTGGCATATAGATTGAAGTCCGATGGAGATACATAGCCGTAGTTATTCTTATTCAATACGGACAAGACTGTGTTCCTTACTGAGTTTATCATTCCACAAATATAAGAAAAAAAAGAGGGCGACAAAGCCCTCCTTTAACAAACAACACAACACAACCTAAACCTAATCCAAATTTGATTCTAATAACTTTAATGAATCTAATCCCTCATCACTTCTTAATAAATGCTCTGCCGTCATATAAGGGTCTTCCCCGAATGGAACAGAACACATTTTCTTTTTATTTGATGAAGTATTAAACCATATCTCCTTATCTCCATTACGCATTACAAGTAATTTCTTTTCAAAGAACAACCTAACCTTTGCACTGAACTTAAGCTCAGGGTCGTTAAGTGTATTCAAGAACCCCTTTGGGTCTTGCTTTGCGTATATTAATAAATCTCTTCTTAATTCAGCAGTAGATATCATTGTAGGGTCCTTGCCAAACAACACTCTACTCATGGTCTCTATTTGATCTACCGTAAGCTGACGTGCTTCAATTAAAGCATCAACCTCTAAGTTAAGGTCAGCAACCTCATCTGCTGCTTCTTTTTCTTTGTCAACCTCTGTGAACAATATTCCATTGAATGGATGGTAATATAAAAATTGTTGAAGTACCGGGTTAGTTTTAGGAACAGTTAAGAAACCATCCTCAAACACAATTGGTTCAAGAATAGCGTTTCCATCCTGCTCATCTTCAAACGGTGACTTTTGATTAACCGCATATCTTAAAGCACGGTTAATATTATTTTTTACATCAAACCATAATAGAGGATATCTAGGATGGTTACGAGATGCTAGTGTATAGGAAAGTGGAGTTCCTGATTTTAGTTTATAGACCTTATCTGAAGGTCCCATGTTATTCTTTGACATATTTATTTAATTTAATTTGATTTTAAAAAATTTAAAAAGGAGGAGGGAAATCCCCCCTCCAATTATTTTTAGATTAAGCTCCGTAACGGAACAATACAAAGTTGTTAGCACCTAAAGTACAAACACAACGCTCAGAAAGGAAGTTAACCTCCATTGCATCTAAGTCGCTTGTAGCTGCACCACCTGCTGAACCTGTAATCCAAGTCTTGTATCTTCTATCTTCAGCTTCAGAAGCACGGTAACGGATATGCAAGAATGGTCTCTTAGCATTCTTACCCATAATCTGATCGTAAACAGAAGTAGAACCCGCAGGAACAAGAAGTCCTGTAATAGTTCCCGCTCCGGAATTAACTAAACCACCTCTCATTGTAGGATCGTTCAAGTACTTCCAATCAGACTTATAGAAGTCATAACCACGACGGAATCCGCTGAAACCTAAGTTCAATGCCATGTTCACATCGTTATCGAATAAACCATAAGACGCACCGTTAGCAGCACCTGTTGAGCTGTATCCGTTAAGGGTAGCAAGCATATTGTCGATATCGAAAGAGAATCCACGGTTAGCAAACACTACGTTCTCTTCGATAGCACCCTGCTTATCTAAACGAGCTACGATTGTATCCCAATCAGCAAGAGTAGTAGGAGTACCTGCACCCCATACGTTACCACGACTGTTAACAACATAGAAGATACCTTCTGAACCTGCGCCTGTACCTAATACAGCCTCAGCACCTGATGTAGACTCAGCAGGAACCGCTTCAATCATTGCAGTCTCAAGGTAGTCTTCGAAACGCAAACGAGTCTCGTGCTCACTCTTCAAATACCAAAGGTATCCTGTAGCACCATTCTCAGTAGTAACCTCAACCCATCCGATCTGAGCCATGTCAGAACCGTTAACAGCATACTTATCTTTAAGGATAATTGGCTTGTTAGAATAGATTGAATCTTCAGCTTCCAAAGAACCTATCATTCCTGCTTCACCTTTCTTAAATTCAGAACCGTAAATAAATATAGTACAAATGTTTCCGTTAGCAATGTTAACTGTAGACTCATAGAAAGCAACAGTGAAAACTGTAGCAGATGTAACACCTGTAACAATAGCTTTGTTTGTTGCTCCTGTAGCGTTGTTCTGAATGAACACAGTTTGATTCTTACGAATAGCAGCGTAAGTAACTCCTGAATCACCAATAGTGAAAGTTCCTACACCTGCTGCAACTAACGAAGCAGTACAGCTAGTATACTTAATGTGAAGACGACCTTGTTCTGCCCACTTAATTTGGTCAGAGTTTGAAGGCATCTCAGCTCCTACCATACGAAGGAAAGAAGCAATTGTACGATTTCCATAACGCTCAAATTCTTTCTCGTAAGTATCAGGAAGATACTGATTCAAGAAGTTGAAGTTAGTAATGTAGTTTGTTGACAAAGCAACTTGTTCGGCTGCGGGTTGCAGCGCAAACGTGGGGGTGTTTAATAACGCCATGTTTTTTAGTTTTTAATGTTTATATTCTTTTTATACTGCGGATCTTTAGACCTTTTCCTGTGTCCGGGTTTACCGCCTTTACCTGCATTCCATCCTGAGACTTAGTAACTTCGGGTGCTTTGCGCTCAGACATATTAATGTTTTTGGTCTTACGCATAACATTCTCAGTTGCATCTGCTAGTCCTTGTTCGTAAAAGAACTTAGCAAACCTCTCAGGATTCATTGCTACAGCTAATGACTTATGGTATCCAACAGCGTCCTTAATCATCCCACTCTCATCCAAGAACTTATTTATAAAGTTCGCAGGAGTTGACTGTAGTTTTTTTAATTCTGCTGCTTCTCCGGGAGCGAATGTAATTTTTTTATTGTTGACATTGAACTCAAAACCTTTGAATCCTCCGTCAAAAACTTCGTCAGTCTTCTTATCAAACCACTGACGCTTACGATTCCCTTCCTCTTCCAAAGTTTTAGCCTTCGCTATATATTGCTTATATTCCTCAATCTCCTTCTTTTCACTTTCAGAAATACCTACCGAACTTGACTCAAGTGGCAGTTTATATTTTTCCTTCTGTGAAGTGAAGAATTTCTTGGCTTCAGCAACAGCTTTCTTTTTAGCTATCTTAACTCTCTTTACTTTAGACTCATCATCCAAGTCCTCGTCGTACCTGTACTCATCCATCATAACGTCGATATCTTCTTCGTCAAGTCCGTCCTGAGTAGACGACAAGTATTCTTTAAGAAGCTCATCAGAGTCCATTGATTCATAATCCTTTTTTAATTTAAGGAAGTCCTCAAATCCTCTGCCTGTTTCTTTTTTGTATTTCATATAAGCAGCAACATCTTCCGGTAGCTCTTCTGCCTGACTTCTCTCAGACATAAGTTCATCAAAAGAGTTTATCTGCTTATTATATCTCTTACCAATATATGAAAGAACGTCTTCTTCTTTTAGTTCAACCTCTTGAGGTTGTTCTATTTTTGCCTCTTCAGTTACCGTAGGTTCAGTAACCTGTTCAGCGTTTATTTCCTGTTCGTGTTTATCAAGAAGTTCTTTCTCAACCTCTTGAACACTCTTCGGCTCTGCCGAATCTAATGCTCTTACTTTAATTTCCATTTGATTTAATTTTACGCAAAGTTATAAATTTTTTTTCAATCTATTAGCGAGGTTCAAACTCGGCTAAATCGAAACCATCTAAACTATCTTCATTAGATTCGAAGTCCATTGGTGGTAGATTATTCTTTCTTTGGTCTATTAACTTTGATTGTTGAGTATTCTGTTGGCTTATTCTTTTTGATTTGGCTGTCTCCTTTTCCTTCTCTCTTTTATTTAAGTCTTCAACCTCAACACCCTTCATTTTCATAGCGTAGTTAAATTCCTCAGCCATTAGCTGTGACTTATACAACGCCTCCTTCTCCATCTTCTGAATCTCAAAGGCTATCTCTGCTTGCTTAATCTGCATCTTAGATTTTGTTTCAGCGTCAATCTTTTGAATTGCAGCCTGAGCAGCCATCTGCTGAGACTGCATATTTTGCTGTGCAACCATAGCCTGCTTCTGCATAGCCATCTTCTCTTCCCTATCCTGCTTCTTAACCCTCTTAAGTTTCAATAATTGATTTGCTAACTTAAGATTTCTCATCT